AAAGAGGCTACCCCCTCTTGTCGAGAGAAGGTAAGCTTTTCACCTGTTACAGGATCGTTAAAGGTTGCAGGAGGTACTTAATCTGTAGGCACCTCTTCATCTTCGGGCTCATTAGCTAAGTCCGCGTAGGGGATGAAAGCAGGAGCTCTCTCCAAGAGTTGAGCGGCATCATCACCAGCCGCCCTTAAGGTATTAGCAGCAGCTTGTTCTTTTACAGTTTCTCTGGCAGCGTCTAGGTCACCACCATTAGCGGCTGCCTCTTCTCTGGCGAGACGTTCCACCTCTGTGTCATACATTTCTGTATAAGTTTTAATCTCAGTGGCACTAAGGGGGGTTGCAGTTTTAGCTTCCTTAACAGAGTCATAGAATGCAGGAAGGTTAGGACTTACTCTATCCCCACCAAGAGGACGTGTGCTTTCAGGCATATTCTCCATAGCTAGAGCTTGAGAAGCTGTAATACCACCACCGATGTCTGTGGAAGCAAGCTTCTTTTGAGCACGCTCCATAGCGTTATAACCCATACCAGAGGCTACAAAAGCATCAAAAGGACTTCCACCCTCTTGTTTAGCCGCTTCAATGTTGTCTGGCATAAGACCAATAACCTCTCCAAGAAACTCATCAAGAGGTTGTCCAGAAGGCTTAGTATCTTTAGCAAACTTGTATGTATCTCTCCAAAAACTTTCTCCAAGAGGGACACCTTTTTCAGAGGCCACTTCGTAGAGCTTGTAAGCTTCTTCTAAAGCAGCAGGCCCATCATTAGCAATAGCTCTTAGAACATCTTCTGGCATATCTGCATTAGTTTGCAAATCATGTGCCAAACCCTTAAAGCTTTCAAGCTTAGCTTTACGAGCTCTAACAGCTTCAGCCCCTACAGTGGAGGCACGTTCTAATTGTTTGTCAAAGTAATCATCAGCTTTGTCTTTACGACGGTTAATATTAGCAGCCGTATCTTGCATAAAAGCTGTAGCAAAAGCTTCAAATCCCGACATTAGGTTCTCCTAGTCATAAGTCCCTTAGAAGGTTCCTTCGGGATAGTTACATCGTTAGTGACGGCTTCTTCAATAGTTGGTGCAATCTCTGCTACAGCCGTATTTCCCTCTGGGGCTTTACCAAGGATAATCTGTAAATCACCCACAAGCTTAGCTTTAGCCTTGTCCCCTTTAGTGGCCCCCTGAAACTCTCTTACAGTGATACCAGCAGCATTAGCCATTGCTAAAATGTGTTCGTGAATTACAGGACCAATTAAGTAGGAAGTATCAAAAGTATGCAAGCCATTCATTTCTCCATTTAAGAGGAGACTTTCTACAAACAGATCGAGAGGAAAGTCTTGATCAAGCAAGAAGAGGGTGTCTTCTAGCATGTCGTCTTCTTCTTCCAACTTATCCATGTAGAAAGTTAAAGCTTCCTGAACCCCAGCATACTTAGGAGGTTGCTCCCAAGGAGCATTGCCCGGCTCTCTCGTAAGAGACTCTCCGGGGATAGGTCCATTAAACCCTATTGGCATTATAATACTTTCTAAATTTAGTTAGGTATTCAGGAGCAGTTGTCTGACCATCGCTACGATTGCCCATACTAGCCAAAGGTTGCCCAGTAAACCAAACAGCAGCAGCATCTTCTACAGTTCCATGCTTGTCAATTGATTTAGTCATCTGGTGGAGGAAGATAGCATCTTGTAGCGCAGGCTTAGCGAGAAACTCCTCTTCTGTAATAACTTCTCCAAGAGCAGCTTTACTCCACTGTGGCAAGTTACCCGGCATAATTTGGTAAGCACCCATAGCTCTCTCACCTTTGTACATACCAGATTTTACAATAGGCCCGCGAGCTTGATAGTCGCCACCGGAGCTTTCAATGTCTTTAATAGCTTGAGCCATTGCATCAACATCTACACCCTCACGTTCAAATTTAGAGGAATCAATTTTTAAACCACGATCTCCCCCTTCAATGAAGTCGGAAGGAGCAGACATGTCTCTGTCTTTTACAGACTCAATCTCTTCTCTTACAGGCTGATCAGTAACTTGATTAACTACTTCAGCAACACTAGATTTAACTTTTGCAGAAGTCTCTTGCGACTTAGCTACAGACTTAGCCATCTTCTCGTCAAAACGTATGCGAGATTGTTGGATACCTTCCATAGCTTTAAGAATGAAATCCTTGGGATCGTACTTAAGTGTGGTCTGTTGAATTGGCTGAGCTCTTTGACTACCACCCATAAGACCTCTAGTGGGAGCTACAGGTTCTGGGGCTTCTACCCCAGCCTTTTTCAAGATTTCCTTGCGGAGATTTTTTAATGAGTTAATATAAGACATTTATCACCTAAACCAAGCTGCTACAATACTACCAGCAGCACCAAAGAGAGCATCTCTACTGGCGCTAGTTCTTGCAGCCCTAGCTTCCTCTGAAGACATCATAGCTAACAAAAGCTCTGAAGCTCTTGTCTGTGCATTTTCACTAGCAGTGAAAGCATAACTAATAGCATCTCGTCTGTACTGAACTGAGTTGTTATACTCTGCCATAGTCATATCAGAGGCGAGCTGAGCATTCACTCTATTAGCTTCATTCTGTGTAGCGTTATTTTGTGTAGTGATTGCCCTACGCCATTCGGCGTTAGATTGGTCAATAACAAGTCTATTACTTGCATTAAATCTCTGCCTAGCGTCAACCATGCTTGCTCTAAATTGAGTCATAGCATTAACTTCACCAGTGTTAAATTCAGTCATGGCGTTACGTTGTGCCACATTAAACTGATTTACTTCTGAGGCAAGGTTTGCGTTAAACTGTTTAACCTGATTTGCGTTAGTGGCGTTAAACTGTCTTGTAGCATTCACTGTAGCTGCATCTGTAAAGAATGATTGTGTTCTAGCCTCATTCTTTTGTAAAAGCATCTGCTGTTCATTATCTAGATTAGCAAATTGCATATCCAGATTAGCTTTAGCGTCTTGTGCAGCGATTGGGAGAGCTGCTTCCATAGCAGCTTGTGTATTAGCTGCGCCTGCCATAGAAGAGGCACCAAGGCCTCTGGCAGCCATCTTATCATTAGCACTACGTAAAGCCCCAGCAGCCCAAACAGGGGTGTTACCACCCTCAAATTCGGACATAAGACCTTCCATTTGCCCCCTCACAGTGGAAGCCTTGTCTACACTACCTGACGCGTAGTCAAATTTATTTAGAAGGGGGTCCACTTTCGGGCCAGTCAAATGAGCAGCAACAGCAGCGTTAGTAACCTGTTTAGGTGTGTTAGCTGCTAAAGCTGTGCCAGTGGCTACAGGAGTTGAAGGAGCTGCCCCCACCTGACCTGAGGTGGAGGCAATAAATTCATTCTGCGATGGGGTGATGCTAGTTACGTTAGTAGTAACCGGGGCCGGAGCAGATGGGGCTTCCTGTGCGTAAGTGTCTACTGACTTCTCAAAATCAGCAGCACTGGTAAATCCGCTAGTGGTAGTAGTAGCGGGAGTGGTAGTTGTTACAGCCATTTTTTACTCCGGCGAGATTATTAAACTTCTTTGCCCAAGGCTACTTGCAGCATACGAACAGAACGTCTCAACACAAGCATCACCAACATGTATACCGGGAGATATTCAGGGGGCATAATAGCAACAAGTTGTGTCATCTCCAAGAGGGGGATAATAAACAAAAGTACATCAAGTGCCATGTTTAAATATTTAGTCATTCAGCTTCCTTTTCAACAGAGGCCCACCAAGAGGCTACATCAAAGCCGGGGCACTGGGTTTTACCTAAATCTCTGTGTCCAACCACTTTAGCATTAGGCCACTTAGCTTTAAGTTTCTTAATACGAGAGATGAGGGCAGCTTCTTGTTCAGGTGTGATGTTTTTTACACCGACATTAGGGCCAGTCTTACTACTAAGCCCACCTGCCCAACAAAGGCCAAGGGTATTTTTATTGTGGCCTTTTACGTGCGCCCCCTCTTCCCACTCTTTACGCCCAACTTCTTCCATACCATTACGACGGTAAAAATAATGATAACCAATCTTATTGAAACCCCTTGCCTTGTGCATTCGGTCAATATCTTTAGCCGTTACATCATTATGATCGTAGGTGGCACTATAGTGGACGACAATGTACTCAATCTTTGTGTTCATTTACTTCGCTCTAAAATATCCAATAACCTAGTTAATTGATGTTGCATAGCTGTTAGTTTTTCATCAATACGGGCTCCGCTGATTTCTTGTCCAGAAATTCTCACTTCTGCAGCAGAGACACGAGCTTCTAAGGCTACTCGTGTGCCAGTTAGTTTAACATTAAGGTCATTTTCAATGTGTTCCATTTTTATATCTGCAACACGGTTACGCTCAATAATCGACATGAGCTTGTTGTTAATGCCTGCGTAGGCCATTACAGCCCCTACAAATAAGCTTAGTAAAGCAAGAATTTCCCCCACAGAAAATACTATACCGAATAAAGTCATTTAATTCCCCTTAGAACCAGCGTCCAATGGCAATGGCATTTACAGGGACATTGGCTGCGCTAGTTACAGTACAGAAAACCCTAATACCAGCCTGACTAGAGCTAATAGAGGAAACAGTAGCCCACCTTGCGCTAGCTCCACTGGTAGATGCCATCACTGTTGGTAGAGAGATAAAGTCTAGCGGGAAGTCAAAAATTTCTTCCGAAGCGTTAGTAAAAAGTGGCCCACTGGCTGTTGTTGCCTGTGGTGTGCCAATAGAGTTTTTCCAACAAATCTGAGTGCCATCTGCCCATCGGATAGAGTGGGCACCACCGATAAAATCGTATTGAACAACAGCTCCTGTTGGCAAGCCTGCAGACTCAAAAACACTGCCAACAACATTCTTTCTTGTATAAACTTCAATCTCAGGTTGGCCCACCGTCATCGAGCCGTTATTCTTTGCGCTAAGAATGTTACCTACATTATTTCTAATATCGAGGCCAGTGGCAGTTGTAAAAAGGTCAACATCATCAGTGGTCGGGCTAAGTTTTAGACCATTTGCCAAAATTGTATTAGCGAAGGTTTTAACCCCACCGATAGTCTGACTACCTACAGTGTAGACACCGTTAGTCACTGTATCAGCATTACCTGTAAGGTTTCCTGTAACAGCCCCTGTTACGTTACCCGTCACATTACCAGTGAGGTTCCCAGTAACATTGCCCGTGAGATTACCAACAAAAGTTAGTGCAGTGACTACACCATTAAAGAAAGCCTCTTTAAATCGTACTAGGGTTGACCCCAAACTTAGTGTGTTAGTAGTTTTTGGTAAGACTGAAGTAGTGCTTACAACCAAATCCTGAGCAGGGCCTACAACCGTAATAGGAGCACCTTCTCCGGTAGTCCCATTGTGTCTGTGTCCAGCAGTCGAGTTGTGAGAAGTTTGAACCTGATCAAGCTCAGCTTTAATATCTGCAGCGTAAATAACAGAACCAGAACTAATCTGTGCGTCTCTTTGTCTTACATACCCGGTCATTACTATTTCCTGTCGTTTTGTTGATATTCTAGAATAGCCGTATCCAAAGAAAAAGAAGGGCTAGTGGAGGACTCTGAATAGGCAAGAGCCACAGTGAACCCACTCCCAACCACTTGAGATTTGAAGAGGGTTTTCAGCACAGAACTGTAAATACCACTGTCGTAAAGAGACTCGTCGTAAATTGGTACTGAGCTTAAATCTTGTGTAATCAAAAAAGCATCTGGTTGGATGGGGTTTTGACTGTAGTCTAGTATAAGTCTAGCGTTCAGGTTTAACGCCCCCATAGCTTTTAAGTAGATGCTATGTTTGTAGAAAGTCTTTCTCACTTGCGGGTCATTAACTGGCATAGAGGGAGTGATAAACACACAGGGAATGTTGACACCATCAAAAGAGTAACCTACTTCCAATTGATAGACATAATCAGTCTCATTAGCAAAAATGATAACTTCATTAGACCCAAATTGTTTACTACTAGATACAAAGCATTTAATACCGTTGACCTCTCCCCAAGAGATGCCAGAAGGTTGTTGGTCGAGAAATCTAGTCCCCAAGAAACCTTTGGTGTTCTCTGCAGAAGTTTCTTCTTCGTATTTAAAGATACGATATTGAGCCTTACGTCTAATTACCAAAGAAGAGTAGTTTACGGTGTTTTCAAAAAGCTCTGTTACGTCCTTCTGGATAGCTTCTGAGGCTCTTTGTAGACCAAAGTCTCCAACCTTCTCAGTGGCGCTAAGATAACGAATACCATCAGGGCCTAGATAGAGGACATCTCCGCCAACTTCTTGAATGGTGTCATGGCTAAGAGCACCAGTACGTTCAGTAATGTCAAGTAGTTCAAAATCGCTAAGAGAGCTTCCCACAAGACGTTTAATCTGGTCTTGGCAGAAGATAATCAATTGGTCTCTAAAAGTGATCATGCCAGTGATGTCTGAACCGATGTTGATTACACCAGCTCCATTACCGGGTGTGTAATCTAACTCGTCGTATTGTACAGTGAAAGTTAAGAAAGAGTCTTTTGCAAAGAAAAGTCTATTCTTATGCTCCACCACAATACTAGCGCCCAACACATCCGCAGGAGCAGCGGAGTCTTGTACAATTGTGTTAGTGGCAGACTCATAATAAATAGGCTTAGTAAGCCCATTAACCATTACAATCTTTTCAGTGCCATCAAAATTAAAAATGGCATGTCTTACTTTATTTGGTGTGGAAATTGTGGAGTCATATTTTTCAACCCAAGCAGCCTTACCTTCCGAGAGATAATACTTACCAGCTCTGACGGCGATACAGTCGTCAGGGGATACTAAAATTACACCTTGCACAAGGCCTGTACCGGGGACAACTTCAGTAGTCCACTTATTAAAACCTAAAATCTTCTTGTACCCCCCTTCAACAGAGGGTTCAAAGTTAATCAACTTAGAGGCACTACCGGGAAAGTTAATCCCTTGTTGTAGGGGATTAACACTAGTCATCAAACCCCCGGTAAACTCAATAGGGAAAGTTTCCCAAGCAGTTCTCATCCCACATTACCCCTTGTTACAGGTTGGATAAAACCACTACGCATATACTCAAATCTATTCTGGTAAATCTTGCGTGTGTTTTTAATACCTTGTTGTTGTTTTTGTAGCATCACTGCAGCACTCTCAGGATCACCCCTAAACATATAGCTGTAGTGTGTGGCCCCATCTACAATGATATGCTTAAATTGCTCTGGGAGCAGTGGAACATCATCCCAAGCCTCTAAGTCAATAGGCAATCTGTAATATTCATAAGCGAGGGTGTAGGCAACCTTAGGCGGAGGGTAAACACCAAAGCCCATATCAGGTGTACGAAATACTTGAGAAGGTGTTGCAGAATACTTTTCCGGGTTAAAGTCACTGTCGGCACACTTTTCCAAAAACTCTTCATAATCTAAAATGGCAAGTCTTTGAGTTTGGTTGTTGAAAGCAGCTTCCCCCTTAATTCTAAAGCTATCAAAAGCAACAGCTTTAGCATCTGCAGGGTACGGGTACCTGCCTTGATCTGGGGTTAATACAAGTTGTGCCGTGGTGTGTGTAAACGGCCACTCAAAAGCATCTTGGTAGATGTCTCTCAGGGCTGCATTTACAGCGTCCTTAGCCTGCGAGTAGAAGCCAGTAGCACCAAAGAAGTTTTGTTCTGTAAGGGGCACCTCGTTAAGACGCCCATTCACACTATTGACGAGGCTAAGAAAGTTATAAGGCATTTTGTATCCTTGACATAAGAAAGGGGGGCAGGGACTGCCCAACCCCCCTATTAATCATTAAAGCGAAGTGTCGCGGGCTACAGAAGTGGCACGAGCAGGGCTACGAGTACCTTCGACCACAACAGCAAACACACGTACAATACCATCAGTTCGTACAGCAGTAGCACCCAGCAAGTTAAGCTGTGTATCAGCGCCCAAGATAATTGGGTTGATAGCAGCACCAGCAGGAACTGTACCAGCAGCATCCGTAGAGGTAAGCACAGCCGAGGTGGACGTAGTGCCCACACGAGCCACGAGAGTGCCAGTGCCAGTGCCTGCTACAATCTGCTCTACACCAGCAGCAAGGACAATAGTGCCCTTAGCAAGTGTAGCTACGTTAATAACATCAGTGGCCGTACCCATAGTGACATCAGTAGCGAGGTTAACCACTACATCAATCATACGGGCACCTGCGACAGGAGCTGCGCTCAGTGCGCTAGTACCTTTGCGGGGAATTTCAAGAGTTGCCATAAAGCCTGTTCCTTAAATAAAAGAGAGAAGAAGAGGGGGACAAAGCCCCCTCCACCAACATTACCCAATGTTGTATTTAGCAGTGACCAGACCTTCTGGACGCAGAATTTTACGACCATACAGATGCAGGCCGCGTACAATGTCTGCGAAGCTGTCCGGGTCACGGTACTTCTCAGTCTTGTTAATCTGCTCAGCGGTAGCAACAGCCGAGTCGTGACCAGCAACAATAACACCGAAGTTGGTGTTTTGGTTAGCCGTACCACCAGTCTCAGGACCAGTACCGACCTTAGGCAGGTTGTTGGTGACGTACACACGGAAGCCGTGCAGTTGGTTCAACATCAGGCCATTAGTCAGACCACCCTTGGATGCGTAGTCTTCCGACAGAAGACGCGAGTCTTCATCTTTCAGAAGCTCAAGCAGCACTGGATCGATAATCAGCCAGCGACCCGATTGGTCAACATTCTGACGATCCATCAGACGGGCCATACGAGCAACAACTGTCAGAGGCGACACAGTGGCAGTGGGGAGAGCAGTCATACCCGGCAGACGAGGAGCCAGCGGGATGGAGTGGTCACCAGCCGAAGCCGTAGTGATCGAAGTGAAATCACCCTTCTTCAGCGTGTTGGACGACAACAGTTCTGTGTCCAGAGCAGTGGCAACAGCTTTAGTGCCGGGAATGTCCGCAAGGACACGAGCAGTGTTAGCAGCGCCATGAATGGCCGATTGCTTGTAGCCAGTGAGGTAGCCAAGGACTTCTTGGTCAAACTGGTCACGGATACGATAACCAGCACGATCCGTAGCCATCTGCATGAAGTTTACGTGGCTGTGTGCTTCTTCGATGTCGTCCATCTTGAAGGCAAAAGCGTTAGCCTTGTCAATGGTGAGGGTGAAATCTTCATCAATCAAATCTTGGGCTACAATCTGTTGACCCCGAGCGTACGGAGCTACAGAAATTTCCGGCTCTTTAACGATCTTTACCGAGTCACCAAAGGCCGAGATTTCACCAAAGTATTCCGAGTTAGTGACGGCTTGAACAACCGAAGTTTTACGGAAAGCAAGCTGAGCCTTCTTAGCGTAGATTACCGGGCTGAAGTTACCGAGGGGCAGGTTACCATGACCTGCAGAGGCTTGAAATGCCATTTTGTATTTTCCTATATGTGAATTGTGTTATTAGTTAACGCACACTACACACAGAGGCCATTTCTTATTGGGTGGGACTAGTCCGGCCATAATTCATGGGTGAGTCTGTAAATAATTGTTCGTCATAAGCAACAGAGGGTGGCGTTAGCGGCCTCTATGATGTTGCCCCCTTATCGGGCCTTTTGAGAGAGGTCGTATTTAAACTTCCCTTCTCGTTGTGCTTTCTCAATAGCCTCAATGTTAGCTGTGAACTCTTTGTCCGACATTTTCTTAACTTGAGACTCTGAGAACCAAGACGAGCTTTCATCATCTTGGGGTGTTACCCGATTGCGGGTATTGACAGACATAGCAGCGTTCTTATCGGGAGAGGTCTTTTTAATACCCTTATCCATCTTATAAAGATCAATAGCCCGTGCAGTGCTAACTACATCATCATCTTCGTACAGAGCATTTTGTACCCACTTAGGCTGAAGCTCAGCCCAATCATGGAATGCGTCTGCGTTACGAATTTCATCAAAGTCTGGATGGAGACGCATAAGCTCTGCTTCTGCTTTCTCTTTAGTGAGATTATCTCGCATCTCTTCGACTTGTTTCAAGCGAGTATCATACTCTGTGTCTCGCTCATTAACTCTTTGCTTTGCTTTTTTGTCAGCAAGGTTTTCCACAATAGCAGCTACATCAGGATATTTCTCTACCCAAGCATTAACATCTTCCTCAATCTTTGGAAGATTAGCTGTGGGAGCGTCCCGAAGTTGCCCTTCTAGTGCATCAATCTTGGCCTGTAGCTCTTTTTCTTTCAGTTGCTGGTGTCGTCTCAAATCGCCATAACGCTTCTTGAAACTCTTCTCTTCTGCAGAAAGATTATCATCCTCTTGAACTACCACCTCTTCTTTAGCAACTTCTTCAATTTCTTGAAGGGGCTGCATTAGTTCAGCGAGTTCTTTTTCTGTCTCAGCGACACGACGTTCACCGGGAGACATAATTGCACGAGGAGTTGTTTGATTATCAGACATTTAAATTCCTTGGTTGGGGCCAGCCATGCTGGGTAGCCTT